ATGATACTCTTATATTTACCCAAGTCCACACTCAGGAATGGGTCGTACTTCACCACCTTGTTACGGAGTGGTTTCCAGACTATCTCGTCACTGATAGTTTTATCAAAATCTGAGATAAAATGGAAGATCTTGTTGAATATTGTGAGTGTTTCTATACTTATCTTACCACCTAACTGTGCTTTTATCAAGGGGGGGTGAACCGATGTTACATTGAATAGATCATCAAACCTATCACATATATCATATAGTGTCTCAATATCTTCTTTGAACCTATAACTCAGAGATTCTTTGCGTTTGATATACTCAGAATAATTCTTGGCACCTTCTCTGACTAGAGTTGCAGGATATACCTTGTCCTCTGTGATAAAATTAGCTACAAAAAATTCGCGTAACTCGAAGTTCTTAAATTTTCTTGAGAGTTTGACAAAAAAGAACTTATCTTTTCGTTGATCAAACGAGACCTGTGATGCCTTAGCATTTCCACCGTATTGGAAATAATCGTAAGTGTCGGAAGTGAAATGAAGTTTCAGAGCAAGATACATCTTGTAAACTTCAAATCCTGTCACAGTTTCAAAAATCCCTTGCTTGTACGTTTCATAAAATTTAGACGCTGTGCATCATATTTTAATTTCTCTTTTAATGGTTTTGATATCAATTTATTGATACCAGTCATTTCTATATTTCGATCTTCGCAGAATTGAACAACAGCTTCAATGTAGTTAAGAGTAGAATCTTTTACAATCTTCTCTATCTCCACTGAAAACTTTGCTGATGTCATAAAATTTTCTTCAAAAACTTCATCAATTTTACCACTCACCGTAGGCTCCTTTATAGGTGTCGATGTATTGCTTGAGTTCTCTAGCATACTTAAACTTGTCATAGATTTCAAAAATTTGCGGTTCACCCGTCTCACAGGCAATTATAGTTACGAGTTTCTTTGGCATTAATCCAGTTAACTCTTGAAACATTATAGCATACGCTGTCTCTTGTGCAAAGTAGTCGTGTATCCACTCTTCACGTTTCGTCTTAGTTGATGTCTTAAAATCTATTATTGCTAGTTCTCCTTTATACTCTGCAATACAATCCACTCGACCTGCCAATTTTAGTACCTTAGAACTTAAAGGTGCTTCAAGGGCATGTATGTTGTTAATACTATCTAGGTAGGGTTTTATCTGGTAAAACATCCCCATGGATAGTGGATCATCTTTATACTTGCTTATAGATTCATTACTAAGATATAACTCACATAACTTATGGCACTTGTTACCTCTAGTGGATGCACGTTTAGATACTTTATTTGCTTCCTCTTCACCAACTTTATTTCTCCATGCCATAATAGCCTTCTTTTTAGAATGACCTATGACAGTAGTAACAGAAGGATAGAAAGTATCACCAACGCAATACCTCCTACCCTCTTTTGTAGTTGTTGCTGTTAACTCTGGAAAGTTATGTATGTTTAAATGTTTAAAGTCCAAGATTTATTTTGCTAATCAAATAAGATTTGACTAGACCAGATCTCACGATATCATCAATGCCAAATTCAACGCTTTCAAACTCATCCATGTCGTCAATAATTTTCTTGAAGTCCATGATACCAGTTTTCTCATGTGCTTTCTGTAAATCAGTCTGAGCAGCATCACCTGCAAAGACAATCTTACTATTAACACCAAGTCTTGTTATTATACTATCTAATTCATGAAAATTCAAGTTTTCTGATTCATCAACTAAAACGATAGCATTATCAATGGTTGTTCCACGTATGAATGATGTAGACCAGAACGATACTGTGTCCTGTGCTTTTAGATTGCCATATAACATTTCAAATGATGGATCATCAGGCATCTCAAACATAAATCTTACCATATTTTTATATGGTATCTGATATAAGTTTGCTTTGTCTTCATGGTCACCTGGTAAGAAACCAATCTCTCTAGTTGGAACTAATGACCTTACAATGTATAGTTTCTTATAAGGTGTCTGTTCATTTAATATATCTTTCAATGCCAGATACATTGTGATAAATGATTTACCAGTTCCTGCTGCACCAAATAAAAATAGATGCTTATTATTCTGCCATGCATCAAACACCTTCTCCTGTGATGGTGTAAGAGGTTTAATATCAATTAAGTGGTCTGATCCGATTGGTTTGCGTTTCATTTGTCTTGTTGATAGTCCAACCATTGTAGGTTGCTTCTTGCTTTTTACGGGCATACTTAAATTTTCTCGAAGTTAGCGTAGGGATGATGTTTTTTGACGTTGTTCAAGCGATCCTTGAAACCTTGTGGAAGTTTGTTTTGGTAGTCACCAACTTCACTGACAGCAGACATAGTTCCTGCTTGCCAGTTCTTCTCCCAACTGGGATTATCTTCCCTCCACTTTTCATATGCTGAGATTGTAAGGTTAAGTTCTTTCTCTTCACCTGTATTATAATTCTTTACTGGATATAATGGCATTACTTATACTCCCAATTTAATGCGTTACTACAGATAGGAAACTGTTGTTTGAAAATCTGTCTAACTTCATGTACTAAATCCATATGTTCTTTCTGAGTTCCATGTGCACTACGTAAATCTATATAGTGAATCCATGACCGAACACTTCCTGTCATGTATAACCTAGTAGGTGTTGCTAACGGGAGAACAAACCTCGCACACTCCTTCGCAATGCCCGAAGCGAGGAGTTCATTGTAGAGATCCATGCTCTCAACGAAATGTTCTGCAATCTTGTTCTGAAGGTCTTCCTTCTTATTCTTGGGGATATCATCTATGGAATTTTGTCTATTTTTTAAATCCTGACTTCTAAGATCAGGTACGGGGATCTCCTCTGACAGGAGATTAGTGTCAGCATATCTCTGACTAAACTCTTGGAAAGTAAATGACCTATGACGTAAAATTTGAGCAGCTAGACCTCTAGTTGTCTCTATTTCAACTGTCATATGTGCTTGCTCAAAGACCGACCAATGACCGTGCTTGATGCAATAACCTAACAAACCAGCTACTACTGGATTTGTTTGATTCTTTGGATTGCTCACTCTCGCTACGTAACCCATGGTCTCTTCTGCCCTTGGTGTCACGCTTAGTAATGTTACTTTCATTTTGTTTTTTAATCATTTTCGCATACCATGCTTCTTGCTTGGTATACCACTCAGGATGTAGTTTGGCTCGTTTTATTAATTTTTTTGCTGCTTTTTTGTCTTTCATGGTGGGTTCTAAATCCTATCCATTCGTTTACTATTTCTACCGACCCAACTGGATACTGGTTCCAAAAGAGCATAAAAGAACGCATACACTCAGTTTCCTGATTTTGCCCATTGGCAATGCGTTCGTATTCTCTTAAGTGAGTCAATAGGTCTATTTCATTATTTATTAGTATGGTCATATAGTGCATCAAATAGTTCGTCAGCAAGATCGTCTAGATCTGTAGTTTTAGACTCAAAATTAAAGTCTGAATTCTTTTTTGAAAAAAGATCAGTTGCTTTTTTTGAGATATGCTTTGGAATCAAATTGGGATGGATTGACAGATCCTCCAGTGAATCCGATTGATTTAAGTCTTTTTCCGATTTTGTCATAGTAGCAATCAAAAATATTTACTTTAGTACCAATTACAACATCATAATGATCTTCATAATGTTCAGAACCTTTTTTCATATCTAGATAATTAACTAGATAAGAATTGGTAGGTAACTTTTTGTTGTTTGCTTCTTTCGGAGTACAAGCAACATGTAGGACAATAAGAGAATATGTGTCTTTTACTTTTCCTACCTCATCATTACTTTCCCAAATCATCCTCTATTTCCCCATTCAATAGATGGGAATGCTTCTTGGACTACTGCTTTAGTAACTCTATACTTAGCTTGTAAGTCTTTATTACATGCAAGAACTAGCATTTCTGCTTCATCTTTGTAAAGTCCTTCTAATAACTGAACAAACAATTGCTCACGTTTCATAGATTTGATGGAACTGTCTCCACCTTTAAAATACCTGTATAATCCACGATATTCGTGATCTATACGAGTATGATCTGTACCTGCAGGTGCATCATTAGCAGTAAAAGGTACATCTCCTTCTGGTAGAAGGAATTTTAATGATTCATCAAAATTGATAATCAATATAGCACGAAGACCATTGTTATTATACTCTTGTAGAATATCTACTTTTTCTTTTTTAGTCTTAGCAGATGAAACCTTTTGAAGGATTTCAGTAACTAGTGCATCGCTTGGTAATTTTTTTGCCATTTCAAATCACAGTTTCGTATATTATATCATTCTTCCTCGTCTTCGTCAAGGTCCTCGTCCATGAACCGAACTGCTAACAGTTCTTCGTTCACATATGATCCGTTCCCATTCAAAAATTCTGGATGAAGATTGTCCATTTGTCGCTTTAGGGTGTGTTTGTCTACAGTCGATTTGTATAACCACCCAATTATTCCTCCTAGAATCAAGGTAATAACCATACCTATTGCTGAGAAGAAAAGTATTACATTAGTTTCCATTAGTCCCCCGATTAACGTTTATTCTAACACGCACCGAACGATTTAAGAAACTGAAGGTGCGATCTAACCAAATTGGTTGTTCTTCCCTCCTTGCCCTTGGCAACATAATTTCTATACCTTTATTTAGAGTATAACTTTGAACGCTTTCTTTTGCCTTTTTCTTTTTTGTATCTTTCTGCATCAATTAGTATTCCATGTAAATAATTACGAATTTTTCTTGCTTCTGGTCTAGACCAGTTTGGATAAGCTTCTTTCATCTCAGGATGACCACCTTCAATCACAAGATCGAGGTCATCTAACGTGATTCTTATATTCTGTGTAGTTCCACACTTAAGGAAATCTTTTACTTCACTTTTTGTTAAATTGTTTTCAACCAGATAGTCGTACATCTTAAATGTGTGCTTATGTGCAAACATTGCATCATTGACAACTTTTTCAATAATATCAATGAGTACGTCTTCTTTATCCATTAGACCATGTTATGTTCTCGGAGGTATTTAACAGTTTCATTAGCACCACCCATTTTTTGTCCGTTGATCATAACTTGAGGGAAGGTAGCATCACCCCCAAACTCTTCTTGAAACTGATGACTATCAAAATGGTCATCTAATTTATATTCTACAAACTGAAAATCTTTAAATTTTAAAATTTTGATTATTTTATCGCAAAAAGGACATCCATCCTTAGAGTATACGGTAAAGTTCATAGGTTTCTTAAAAAAGGTATTTAGAGAAAAATACCCCGAATTTTTTTTCCGACTTTTTTGTGACCAAAAAGAGGATTCTCCTGAGGAAAGTATAGTATACTATTTCTTTACTGTCAACAGTTCTTGTTCAAATCCTCTGCCATGTTACCACCTATCTCTGCACCTTGGTTACCACCGAACATTGCTACCCATCCTGCTGCTACCCATCCGACGAATGGTATAGTGCTAAGAGTAGGTGCTGCTGCTGCACCAACGCTAGTGCCTACAAGTCTTCCTGTTCCTTCTGCTGCTCCAACTGCTTTGATGCATGCTTCACTTTGTCTTAAGGCAGTTATCTCTGCTGCCTGTCCTGCTGATAAACCAGGTGGTTGATCTATCCACGATCTTTGATTAGATACTGGTGCACCTTGGTTGATCTGACCATCCATAAAGTATTCTTCGGCAACTTTAGTTGTCTCTGTTGCTAGTCCTAAGAATCCACCTTTAGTTTTGATGTCCTTAGAAATAAATGCCGTCTTAGGATCATTTGCTGTATAACTGATCTTATATCCTTCTTTATCTGCTTGAACCACGTACGATGTGTAAGGTCCTACAGGTATGTCTAACTTAGGTACTCCATCCTTCCTACTGATCATACCTATCATACCAATATGAGAAAGACCAAACAGTCCACCCACACCGAGAGCAAACCACTTGGTCAAATTTGTTTTCTTCTTTGGTTTGGTTTCTGCACCAAACATCGCTTCATCTTGATCCATTATGTTAGCAATTACTAACAGTATATATATCACCAATCATCTTCCATTTGCTCTACAGGACAAGGTGGTGCTGTTTTGTGATAGGAAATGTGTAGTACCTCTATGAAGACAAGAGAACAAATCAATATCATATTAATCTGAAACAACGGATGCTTGAGTAAATTCATTACATAAAAAAAGACCCCTACTATGTAGAGGTCTCAAGTTGGTCAAGTATGACTTAGAAAGTGAACTTAACGCCTGCTTTTGCACCGAAGTCGATGTCATCTGCTGCTGTTGTTACACCAGAAACTTCTCCGTAGAACTTACCATAAGAACCACCAAGGTATCCTATTAGTTCAACGTCACCGAACTCATCAGCAGATTCTGTGTGAGTCACTGTAGGACCACCAGATACGTACCATCCAAGTCCACCAGGTGTTTCTCCTTCGTATCCAACGACTGCTTCTAGTCCACCAGATGTATATGTTCCATCAGGATATGAACCTGTTGCTTCCAAGTTAACGTATGGACCAGCAAAAGCTGCACCAGCGAATAGGAATGGAGATGCTGCTACTGCAGCGATTGTTGATTTGATCATTTTGTTTTTATTGTATCTCGCATAGGGCAATAAAAATCCCTTGCGGATGATAGATCCCCGACATGGGATCATTTGACATACGCAAAGGGTTACGATCTTTCGAGTCCTTTGTAGCGTTATTATTTAGTATACATTCTCTTCGGGATCATGTCAAGCCCTATGTGACAGTTGTGGACTCGTAACATTAGATGTTAGTTGGTGCGTGGACTTGTTGCACTGATGCCCATGCTTCATCAAACAGTTCTAACCCTTTATCAGTTAGTATATGTTTGTACATACCCTCAAATACATTGGGAGGAATCGTACAGATGTTTGCCCCATATTCAAATGCTCTACCCACATCTCTTACATTACGAATTGATGCAGCAAGCACCTCAGTTTGGAACCAAGACTGTTGTTGATATATGTTTACGATGTCTTTGATGAGACATAACCCACCAAATGAGTTGTCATCTACTCTACCTACAAATGGTGAAACATAGGTTGCACCTGCTTTCGCTGCTAGTATCGCCTGTGA